TTACCACTCAACCTCAATAAGTCACAAACTGAGAAATAAACCATACAGGTCATATAGGCCACACCATGGACTTATTTATGGAAAATAAATGTTCAGCCAACGCTTCGAAGCGACAGTCGCAACATAAAGGCTCGAGATCTAGGCCCGAAGTCGATTTGATCAACAATATTATTATGGGAGATTGTCTAGAGGAAATGAGACAGCTCCCTGACAACTCCTTTGATGTTGCGATTGCTGACCCCCCCTACAACGTGAGCAAAGGTGGAAAATGGTCTTGGAATAGCGCAGCGAAACTTCCTGGTTTTGGAGGGAACTGGGAAAAAGTAATGGAGGACTGGGATGACATGCCTTTAGCCCAGTACTTTGAGTTCACCCTTTCATGGCTATCTGAGATTAAAAGAATCATAAAACCAACTGGTTCAATTTGGGTGCATGGCACATATCACAACATGGGTGTCATCAACTTCGCGATGCAGCTGTTACATATTGAGATTATAAATGAAATCATATGGTATAAGAGAAATAGTTTTCCGAATTTATCGGGAAGACGACTAACAGCTAGTCATGAAACGATTCTTTGGGCGCATACAGGATCACCAAAATCTAGAAAATATTTCTTTGATTATGAAAAATCTAAAGAGCTTTCATATCCTGGAGACATGTTAAAAAAGCCAGGAAAGCAAATGCGAACTGTATGGGATATTCCAAACAACAAAGAACGCCATGAATTGGCATTTGGAAAGCACCCTACCCAGAAACCTTTACGCTTGATTCGTAGAATGCTAAGTATTTCTGCTTTTCCAGGTTGCCGTATACTCGTTCCTTTCGCTGGAGCAGGAACAGAATGTGTCGCCGCTAAAGAAATGGGTTGCGATTTCTTAGGAATTGAAATCGATCCCAAATATCATGAAATAGCTATTAAGCGTGTGATGTCAGTGGAGCCACAGCTTGATGTCTGAGACATTATTTGAAGCTAGATATATAGAGGAACTCTTAAGAAAGGCGAGAAACTCTAAGTCAATTCCATCCTTAATTAAGTGGACTGGCAGTAAAAGATCACAAGCAAATACAATAGCCAAACTTTCTCCCCCCTATCGGCGTTACATCGAGCCATTTCTAGGGGGAGGTGCAGTTTTATATTTGCTAGGCCATCCCGGCGCAATAGCAAATGATATCTATACCCCACTTATAGAATTGTGGCGTTTAGTTAGGGACGACCCAGAAACCCTAATCTATGCCTATACCAATGAATGGATCAGGCTAAACAATGAGCTAGATGGTATTGATGTTTCTTCAATAAAACGCGGCAGTGGAATACCCAAGGTTTTTTATGAAATTAGAGATCGGTTCAATAAATCACCCAATGCGCTAGATCTAAATTTCTTAATGCGGACTTGTGTAAATGGAATAGTACGATTCAATGACAAAGGACATTTTAACAACTCATTTCACTTATCTAGAAGAGGCATGAAACCCGAGCGATTTCGTGATGTTGTGTACGCATGGCATCCTATTTTACAAAATGTTGAACTAACCAATAAAGATTACAAGAGCATATTAGAACAGGCTAGGGAGCGAGATTTCGTCTATCTAGATCCACCTTACGCTGGAACAAAACAGCGATATACGCGATTGATTGATCCTGATGAATTGTTCAATGAACTAGAGAAGTTGAATTCTAGAAATGTGTCGTGGGCACTATCCTATGATGGAAAAAGAGGGCACACTGATATGACATATGAAGTTCCGTCAGAACTTTACAAAAGGCGAATTTACTTACATAGTGGAAACTCATCTGTCAAAAAAGTCCTTAACGGACCAGTTGAGAGAGTTGAGGAGGCCTTATACTTAAATTATTAGCCTTTTATCTTAGACTAATAGATATGTTGCTATCCCCCATTTCCTGATTTGATAAAAATTCAGCGATGAGCGTTCCAATTTGCGAATTGGCCCAAATTTCAATATGGCAATGTCTTCCATTTTCTTGGAAATCTGCAACAAATGTCAAATCAGTATTGGATTCTTTTATTGATTTAGATATTACCTCTGCTCTTCCATTCAGAAAAGCAGATGCTGACGCAAAAATGAATTGATCTATATCAACTAAATGGTCTGAATGTTTCCATTCATCTTGATCAACAGATCGTTCAATACTTGCCGGAGATCTCATTAGATATTTAAGATAGGAGTTCAATTTTGGGCCAATATTGACTTCAAGACTCTGCGCGGTTTCTTTAGATTCTATAGACAATATTATAGGTTTATCAGATATATTGAATATTTGGAATACATGATCGGGTCGTTTTGTTTTTGGGCCGCTTACTCGTGGTAGCGAAATCCATCTAAGCTCTGTCATTCTAGCCTTATCAAGAATCGATACACCACTCCAGTCACCCCCTGGCGGATTACACATTCCCTCAAATACATCGTTAGTAGATAATCTACCTAGAAGTAGGTGAATTACTGTATCAACATCGTTTTCTCCAATACGTGTTGGTTGTGGCGGTACATGGAAGTCAGAATACTCCTCCAGATCAGCTTTTTTCTCCCAATGCGCTCGAACATAGCCTTTGCGTGATACATGATCGGTGGCGGACTCCACCAGCAGTGCATCACTTACTTCAAATATCGCTTCCCAAAGACCATTTCTTTCGGCCAATTGGTGAGGTTCATTTTCTAGAGTCCGCCATGTGCTTTGGGGGGCGGGCCCATATACAACAGTCATCAAATCGCAGTTGGATCCGATTAGCATACGAGTCATTGGAGGAAGCCCTCGATCTGGACGCGCATCATCACCTTTAGGCTTAAACCCCATAACCCAGCAAATAGCTAGAGGCCTTTCTTGAGCCATCCACTTCTTGAAATCATCACTCAGATTTTTATACAGAAGGAAAATTTTATTAGCAAATTTATGCCGTGAACCTGGATCAATTAAGCACATTGGGAGCTTGGTGGAAGTAAGCCCGATCCCATATTTTTTACCCAATTGCATTAGGTATTTTGCGTTATCTGTAAGGTCTTTAATATATGCAGTTTTTGACCAGGGCTGTCGAATCTCATTAATTAGAAATCCAGGTAGACCATCCGGAGTAAATAGACTGTCATAAGCTTTTTGCCATTTCTCCCCTGACAAGGTTTCTCCTTTCCTAGAGGCGTCACCTTTTTTCTTGACAAATGAAAGAACCTTTAACCGTAGGTTTTTTAGTGTATCTTCTTGTTCACTATCAAGTAGAATCGCGCGTACTAACGCAACTAATTCACCATCAGCAAATTCATCTTTAAAAATTTTTCTTGACTCGGAGTCAGCCCCAGGTGCAGTTATAAAAATAGGGAAAACTGGTGTTTGCTTCTCTAATGAATAGCTTAGATAGCTAAAAGGTACCGCTGGGTTTGGAAGGCGTGATGCTTTCCTTTCCCTTTTATTATTTAACTCATACCCACCTAGCTCAGAAATATAAAGATAAGGGACTTTGGCAGCACCGAAAGAAAACGCTCTTCCGCTGCGTTGCCATGCTTGATTTCCAGCGGGTAGGGCACCACAAAACTCAATTGCACAAAGAGGGATTTCTGTACGATCAGATATACGTGTGACTATCACATCTGCCGCTTCACGTAGCCGCCCGCCGCGTTGTTTTATAGAATCTAATATGTTTTGTTTCCAGCGACCAAAACCTGGATAAAAGGTCAAAACAATGGTTTTTTTGTCATTCAACTTTATTATAAACCTGGGGCAGGTTGCAGAGAATTGTGGCCCTGAAATTGATTTAACATCTTTTCCTAATGCCTGCTTAATCAATTCAAGCGCACGCTCACATTCAACGATGTTGTCCCCATGGATATTAATCAGCATACACATTATTACTACTACCTCGATTTTTTTCGGATAGCTACCACGAGTAGTTCCTAAATTCTGTTGTCCCACGGATAGTATCGAGCCAACTTAGTTTCTAACCTGACATACTTCATCGGTGTTGTTGGCGGTCTGACTATCGCGTTTAGCAGGCATCTTATTGATAAGACTAATCTTGTTGTATAATCTTGAAATAGATGCTCTGCGATACTTGTTAACGCAACATGTAACTGGAGGAAGATATGGCAAAGCGAGCCGGAGAAGGTTTTCTTCCTGCAGCAGAAAAAATCCTCAGACGAGCAGGGAAGCCCCTGACGTGCCGAGAAATTGTCGATCGCGCAATACAAGCAGGGCTCCTAGATAGTGCAGGAAAAACACCCGAAAAAACGCTGTACGCTCTCTTATATCGACACCTCCAATCTGAAGGGGCTAATTGTAAATTTAAAAAGGTTGGCCCTGGTCGATATGACCTCAGAAAAAGGTAACCAGGATTTAAAACCTAAAGAGTGTAGCATTTTGCTTCTATCCTTCTCCTTAAAATCAGGCCAGTTAGCCTTTTTCCATTGCTCCACACCCAGCGCATAAACTCATTGGGTACTCCATCATGCTCCTCCCGGTTCACCTTCCGCCGTAATGTGGATCGCTGAAGTGCCCCGGTGCCGAGGTTGAAGGTGAACGAAACAAGGGCATCGAACTGCCCATCAGTCAGGGGGATGTTTATCAACCGCAGCACTCCCTTCTCGGCCCACAGGATGTCCTGTCTGAGCAGCTCCTCAGCCTCCTCTCGACTAATGCCGCCCGCAAACCGGTCTCGTTCCCGGTCTCGGACTAAATGTCCATATCCGATTGTAGGGTACCCGGCTGGGCATGTATAGATCGTGGGGCTGAACCCCTCGAATCGCTTGATGAGGTCCAGCCCTTCCTGGGTGATGTGGCGCATGTCACTTCCCCCGCGCCTTTGCCAGGGCCCGCTGGCCGAACCAGAAGCTCATGACAGCTGCAAACAGGGCCTGAGTTTCCGGATCCCAGATCCGGGGCAGTGCCTGGACTGCGGTGAGGCCCTGATCCACGATCAGCACATAGAGAGCAGCTGTCTTGACGGTGGCGAACAGCAGGAAGAAGGCGTAGGTGATCACCGGGCGCACAGAGGCACGCAGACCGTCCACCCATTTGACGCCGGAGGGCCGGCTGTCGTGCCGATAGAGAGCCTTGCTCTCGGTGATGTCCGCCTCGACGGCAATCTCCTCCAGGCGCTGGGTGTGACCCAGCCGCATCTGCTCCATCTGGCGATCGAGGATGGCCAGTTCGTGCTTGCGGTCCTGGTGGTCCTGCCAGAGCCTGAGCAGGTCGGGAAAGGCGCTGGAGATGAATCCCAGCAGGCTGCCAAGTAGCGTCAGCATGGTCACTGTCCTCCAAAGAGCTTGAGTTTCACGGCGGCGCCGGCCATCAGCGCCAGGATCAGGCCGGTGGTGGTAATGCGGATCAGGGTCTGCCAGGCGGTGTGCTTGGCGGTGTTGAAGGACTCGAGCAGACCGCGCAGCTCGCGGATGTCGCTGGCGGCGTCCTCGCCGTCGAGGCCGACGTCGGCCAGGGCCCGCCTGGCGCCGCGCTCGGCGGCCTGTTCGAGCAGCTTCTCGAACTCCTCGCGCGGCATGACGACCATGCCGTCTCGCAATTTGGGTGGGGTCATGGGGTACGCTCCAGAAACGAAGAACCCGCCACGAGGGCGGGTCCGGTGATGCGAATGGGTGATGGGTCAGATACTGATGCCCGGGCTCCAGCCCGCGGCCTTGTAGGCCGAGAGCAGGTCCTCATCCTCGACGTAGCAGAGCCAGCCGATCCGGGGGGCATGGAATTCCCACGTCCCGCCGATCCAGACGGCAATCTCGCCGTCACGCCCCGCCCAGGCGCTGGTGGCACCGGCTGCCACGATGTAGCGGTCGCCGTCGACCGGGGTAGCCGGCGGTGTGGTCAGGGACCGGCTCTTGACCGACAGGCCAACCACGGCGCCGAGGCGCTTGAGGTTGGCGTCCATGCCCGTGTGCCAGTTGTTTTCGCCCTGCAGCCAACCGTAGGTCAGGCCGAGGTTGGGGTCGATGTTCGCCATCAGATGCCTCCGTAGTATTGGCCGTAGCGCAGGCCGTATCCCGCACGTTCGAACTGAATCACCTGTTTCTGCCAGCTGACGTGCCCGTCCCGGCTGGCCTCGATCTCCACCTTGAGACTGGCGTTGACTCGGCCAAGCCCAGAGTCGGTTGCCTCCTGGGAGAGTGGCCAGGTGTAGCCGTTGCCGGTGAGTCCCGACTCCGTTCGTACCAGTGCGCCGTTTTCGTTGTAGATCCGGACGGTGGTGGTCTGGTTGAGTTCGGGGGTGATCGCCCCTTCCGTCTGCCGGACGAGGTAGGCGGTCTGGGACTGCCGGTTGCGAGTGGCCCAGGTAATGGCGATCTCCCCCGCCACCGCGGCGGGATAGGATCGCCCGTTGATCCGGACGTTGCCCGGGCAGTAGGGCCGTATGAATCGCCTGTCGAGCCTCAGGCTCATCTCGGTGGCCGCGGCCTCGGGCAGCGTGCCGCGCGCGGTGCGGGTGAGCAGCTTCACCCGGACGGTTTCCCCGGCGACGTATTCGGGCGTGACGTAGTGCCGGAAGCCGTCCACGAACCAGATTCGGCTGCCAGCCGGGTGCGATACGGGCACGGTATCCAGCATGCCCCGTTCCAGGGTCACCGTCCGGGCGGCGAGGTCGAGCCCTGACACCTGCACCCATTCGCCGTTGATCAGCGCAAGCCCGCCAGGAGTGACGTCTTCGATGCCGATGCCGGCGGTGAAACTCACCGTCGCCTGGGCCGCCGACTGCGCCAATGCGTCGACGAGCGTCGCCGTGGGCGCGAAGATGCCGAACCCCTTGTCCTCGAACGCGCCCGAGACCCGGGCCAGGGCTTTGTAGCCGAAGGCGTCGGACGAGGGTCGGGCGCCCAGGGTGGCCACCAACCCGTCCAGGTCGTCGATGTCGGAGAGCAGGCTCTGGGACTCGCCGGTGAAGTCCTTGACCACCAGCCAGTAAGGCACCTCGAATAGCGCCTGCTGCGGACACGGCGCCGGCAGGCTGGTGGGTTCCGTCCAACCCGACGGCGGGGGCGCGGAGTAGACCGACTGCGGCAGGCCGAAGATGTCCTGAACGCACTCGACCCGCACGGCCCCACGGGCCAGTTCCCCGTAGCTGATGCGCACCACCCGCATGGGCATGGCATCGATGCCGTAGGGCGGCCAGGAGAGCTTGATCACGTCGCCGATGCTGAGGTTCGCGGCCGCGCGGTTGGCGACGAAGGTGCACTTGGCCAGCGGCGTGGAGAGTTGCCGCAGTTCCCGCATGGCGACCTTGTTGGCCAGGTCGGCGCGGCTGATGCCCGGATAGTTCACCGTGGTGGCCACCACCCCGCCGTTCAGCTGCACCGCGGCGAGGTCCTGCACGGTGACGGACGTATCCTTGTCGGTGGCGCCGTCCCGGTAGACGACGGTCACCTGGTTGGTGATCTCGCCCCAGGAAGGTCGTGTGAACTCCTCCATCTTCAGGATGTTCGAGGGACCGAAGACCGGCAGCGTGGCCGGATCGTAGTCGTCCCGGGCGAGCTTCAGGGTGAAGAGCCCCGTCCGGGGATGGACATAAAGCAGCCCGTCCACGTGTTCGAGCACCGACAGCACGAACCGCTCAATGGACTCCTCCCGGCTCCAGAGCAGCGACAGACCAAAACTTTCCGCGTGCAGCGTATCGGCGGCGGCCCGGAAGCTGGCCTCGTCGATGTCGCTTTCCGGATACCCCATGCCCCACTGGTCGTTCGTGAGGCACTCGCGGATGATGTGGGCCGGGTTGGCGTCCCCCGAGATCTCGGCCTTTGCCGGATACCACTGGCGCGGCACGCGCTTGGCCCGCACCGACCAGGGCTTGATGTAGGGGTTCATGGCAGCCACCCACACCCGGCGCAGTACCAGCGACAGGATGCCGCGGAAGGCCGGGATGTCGGGCCCGAGCTGCTGCTGGAGATAGGCGTTCCGACCCTGGGTCGGCTCGCCCATCATGATGTCCACCTGGCCCTGGACGCCACCCTCGCGTTCCTCTCCGCCGAATAGATTGGGGTTGTCGATGGCGATCGTCTGGCTGGTGGTGATGTTGCCCGACCAGGCCACGCGCTCGCCCACGCGAATTTCGGTGATCGCGTCCACCGGGCCGTGGCAGAGCGCGAGATGCGCCCCGAAGCCGTACCAGTAGCCGACCGTGTATTCCCGGCTGCCTTTGCCGCCGCCGCTCACGCCGATTCCTCCGCCTCGCGCTCGGCAAGATCTGCCACCCGGATCGCCATGGCGTCACCGGTGGCACGCAGCCAGTCCGCCGGCACGCCGCGCTCAACGAACTCCGCCCAGGTGTGGCTGCGTCCTTCGAACCAGCGCCGCATCCCCCTGGCGCAGTAGCCCAAGGCCCGGGCGTGCTCCAGCCGCGCCATCACCGTCATCCCTTCTTTCCCCCGGAAGATTTACGGATCGGCCGCACCTGGATATCGCCGTACCAGACCACGTTGGGTCCCGCGATCACCCGGGTGCCGAACAGCACCGGAATGGGGGCGTCCTGCGAAGCAATCGGGATCTCCTGGTTGCCGATCTGGCCGGGTTTCGCGTCCTGTACCTTGGGCCTGGGGGCGAGCAAGGCCGAGAGGACGGTGGTGACGACCCAGGTGATGATGAAATTCCACATGCTCGTGTCCTCACACGATGGCGTCCCCTGAGAAGGGGTTTTTCACGGGGATGAAGGGAAATCCACCGAAGTTGTCGAGATTGTTGAAGCGGTTGTTGCAGTGGTTGGTGGTGTGATCGCACCCGGCGTAGAGCCGGACCGGGTCGCCCGTCGTCAGGGCCGGTAGTGGCGCGGCCAGGGTGAGGTCGATGCCGACGTGCGCCACGATCATCCGGCCACCCTGGGCGGTCGCGAGCATCCCGCCGACGAAGTAGCCATCCGGCTTGCCGGCCGCAGCGGCCACCTGTACGGATGCGCCGGTGACGGCGGACACGCTGCCATCCACCCGAAAGCTGTCTCGCAGCGCGCCGCAACCGCTGTCGTAGAGGACATGGCGGCAGAGCAATTGGTAGCGCGCCCGCAAGCCCGGCCGCTTCAGGCTGGTGGCGATGGGCTCGCATTGCAGGGCCATGGTGGAATCGGACAGCCTGCTGCCGGTGACCCGCCCCTTCCAATAGGTGATGAACTCGCTGTCCCCCACATGGCGCCGGTAGAGGGTGATGCTGACCACCCCTTCCGGCGGCGCCGCGATGAACAGCTGGGCCAGCGGCAGGTCCCGTGGAATCCGCACCTCGAGACTTCCCCGGGAAAGCTCGGTGGCCTGTTCCAGGGTGCCGCGTTCGATGGCGGCGGGCCGGTAGGTTTCCGAGAGGTAGTCCACCGGCGCCTGGGCCGAGGTATAGAGCCAGCGACTCGTCCCCTGAACGAAGCGGTAGAGTTCCTCAGGCTGCCCGTCGTGGGGCGACGTTTCTCGGGTCAGATAGGTCATGAGGGCAAGGTCCTCGTAGCCAGCAACACCCGGGCGACGCGGTCGGTCTCCCAATGGATCTCCACCGCGTCCTGGTCGAGCCTCGAGAGCTCCAGCCAGCTGACGCGGATGAACTGCGAGGGCTCGAGCGTCACCCCCAGCGCTGCGTCCAGCGAGATCAGCTCCTCGTCCTCCGAGATCTCGTTGGCCCCCGTGACGCGCCGGTAGAAGGTGCCCGATGTGGTGACGATCTCGATATCGCGCCGGATGGGGTCGGCGTTAATGAAGCGGGCGTAGTCGGTGTTTTCCACCACCAGCCCCGCGTCGGTGGCCGCCACGGTGCGGGTGACATGGATGTCGGACTCGAAGGTGGGCAGCCAGCAGGGGTTGGCGCGGCCGGCCCGGGCCGCGAGCCACCCGCGGAAGGCCGTGACCTGCGGCCTGTCGGTCAGCAACCACTCGAGCCTGCGCCCGATCTTCGGCTTGCCCGACTCGTCATCGAACACCGGCAGCCCGGTTCGGTTGTCGATGACCGCCAGTTTCCGGGCCCAGGTGTCCTCCGGGTCCAGCGCGCGGTTGGGCGGCCAGTCGAACACGCGGTAGCCCTGATAGGCGGGGCCGTAGTCCACCTCAGGCGGCGCACTCAGGTCCTCCACCCGAAAGCGGCAGCGGCCCCGGGCCAGGGTGTCGGTGGGTCGTTCCACCTTCACTTCGCCTTCGAGCCGGACGAGCCGCGCGGGATAGACTCGCGTGCCGGCAGGCCACGCGCTGCCCAGCGGCAGCTTGAGCGTCAGCACGTCGCCCGAGACGTCGAGGATTTCCACCGCCTCGTGCCGGATGTCGGACAGCCAGAGCACCACGAGTCCGCCCGCGTGATAGTCGGCGTTGGCGGCGTCCTGCACGGTGATGCTGGTGGCGCCCGCGGATAAGCCAGAGGCCAGTACGGTGACGTCGCTCCACACCGGCAGGCAATAGACGCGCGCCCCCCAGCCGAACAGCAGGTGCTCGAGCAGGCGGGTCGCCCTTCCCTCGATGAGGAAGGCGTACTCGAAGGACCTGCGCGGCATGCGGCGCAGCCGCACCCGTTGCTCGGTGCCGTCATGGGCCTCCAGTACCTCCGTCAGCCATGCCAGCCGCTCGGTGACGCCCTCCGACCAGTCCGGGCGCATGCCGAACACCACCACGCGCCGGCCGGTCACGACGAGCAGCGCCGCGGTGCCGTCGGCGAAACGGAAGGTATAGGCGGCGTCGATCACCGGCGCCCCGCGCGTGCTGGCGGCAAAGGTGTAGAGCCGGGACTGGAGCGGCCCGAACCCGAGCGGCGGCGCGGGTTGGCCCGAGAGCAGCAGGCCGTCGTCGCCCGTGGCGTCGATGCCCGTCAGCGTCGCGGACGAGAAGCGGGCATTCCAGACCTCCAACACCCGCTCGACCGGGCTGACGAGATTACCGAGATCGATGGTCGAGGGGATGACATGGATGCGGTCATACCAATCCCCGCCAAAGGCCGGGAAAGCGCCGCCCACCTTGGAGACCGCAATCTCAACGACCGGCTGGGTGTCCTGTTTCCCGCCGGGGAGATGGCCGCTCGTCTGGCGCGCGTCGAACGGCCAGGTGACGCGCTGCCGTTCCGATATCTCCGGTGAACGCAGCCACGATGGCGGTTCCTGCCGGCTCGATCCGGGCAGGATGGTTCCAGGCAGCACCGCCATGGCCTACAGCACCTTCCTGACCGCGTAGCCGTGCACGCCCGACTTGCCGTTCTTCGAGTGCGCCGGAAAGGCCATCCACTGCTCGGCCCCCAGCTGGAAGGTTTCCGCCGGCGCGTAATGGGTGATGTTGAGATAACGCAAGTGGGGGGTGTAGCCAAAGGGCGAGAAAAAGCCGTCCGGGCGTTCCACGAACAGGTAGAACGGCACCATGGGCGCGACGCCGTTCAGCGTGTTGGGCACGCGGGAAAACCACATCCGTCCCAGGCTGGCGTTGGAGTTGGATCCCGCCTCGAACAGCGCGCGCGCCCGTTTGCCGGTCTTAGGCGAGTTGGAGCAGACCGAGAACCAGCCGTCGAAGCCGTCCACCGTGGCCTTGAGGTAGTTCATGCCGTAATACTTGTAGTCGTTGAACGGCAGTCCCGCATGCCGGTCGAGGTTGTACCCGAACACGTAGTCGGTGTAGCCGCTGTAGGTATAGGTGTAGCCGTCCGAGCCGTAGGCCCCGGACACGAACAGGCCGCCCGCGTAGGCACCGAACTTGGCCAACTCCCCGAAGGCGAGGTGGTGATAGACGCCGGGGGAGACTTCCGCGACCAGCAGGATCATCTCCGGCGCCGTGAGCGCGAAAAGATGATAGGTGTTGGCGGCGCTCACCTCGTACAGGCCGCAGGCCTCGATCCGGTTCGAGGTGTCTCGGATGGTACCGGGCTGGTTGTTCCAGGGCTGCGCGCTGTCCCAGGCCGTGGAGGCGGTCAGGAAGATGCCGGTCACATTGGAATACCCCGAGCGCAACCGCTCGTTGACCGCGCTCTTGAGATGCACGTAGAGGGAGCCCTTGGACAGCGAGAGTTGCTGTCCCGCCCCCGAGGGCGGCCAGCGCAGTTCCGTCCAGCCGTTGGCCACGGCAAAGACACGCAACGCGTCGAGCAATTGATCCGGCGTGGTGGCGGTTCCGGTTAGATAGGCCATGGTCTACTCCAGCTTGAGCGCCCAATAGTCACCCACGCCGGTGCGGTGGACGTTCTGCACCACCAGATGGTCCACGCCGCCGATGTTGATCAGGTTCTCCGAGGCGTTGCTGAAACCGGAGACGTGGTAGCAGCCCTCGATCTCGCCGAACAGGTCATGGTCGGAGGCGCTGTTGTACTGGACCAGCACGATGGGCGTCAGGACATAGGTGCCGTCGGGCGCTTCCCGCAAAGTTGGCAGGCGGTCATAGATGCCCGGCCATACCGGACGGCGGCCGTCGTAGCGGTATTCATAGGGGTTGAAATACCGATTCTGGAACGGCAACCAGGCGCCGCTCGGCCCGCGCAGCATACAGGCGGTGTTGGCGCTGTTCTGGTTGTCCTCGCCCGGGTCGGTGAAATGCCGATGGTTGGGCGAGATCAGGCTGTAGTTGCGTCCCCGCTGGCCGGTCATGGAACCGCCGATGAGCAATGGGTACGGGTATTGTCCCGGCGTGGCGTAAGGCAGGATGAAGCCCAGATGTGCCGCCTGGTAGACGGTGGAGATCTTGGCCACCACCACGGCGCGCCGGCCGTTGGCCACGAACCAGTACGGGATGGCCGTGTTCCAGAGGCTCATCTTGGGCAACCAGCCGGAGATGGCCCCGGGCTGACCGCCGAAGGTGTTGGCGGCGTTGTAGCCGATGAAGCCGCCCAAGTCCCACAGGTAGTAGCCGCTCGTGGCGGATTCTGAGGTGCGGATGCCA